CCAGGAGGTTAACATGCTCGCGTTGTACTTTCTTCTCTTCGTAGTGGCCGCCGTCTTCTTCGCTCTTGCTGCTTGGGGCGTTGATGTCCGCAGGGTCAACTTCTTGGCCTTGGGTCTTCTTTCTTGGGTCCTAGTGCCCTTGTTCCAAACTCTACAGAAGCTGTAATAAACTCATTCGAAACTCGCTACAAGCATTCATCAACTAAGGAGGTTGCACATGAAAGTGCGCAGCGTACACGTCAGTCTCCAGCATGGAGATTCCGACAAGCAACACACTCAGGACATTGAGAAGATCTTTGCCCGCGCTACCGTTCGTCGATGGGCGTGGCTTAGTGGAACTGAGTCTGGACCAGGCGCCGGAAACACGGGAGACGAGCTCATTCGTGTTGCTAAGGAGAATGGATACCGTCCTTGGGTTCCCGAGGTTCAGGGTAAGGACGAGGCTCGACGCAGCGATTGCTGGATTGCAGTCCGTGAAGACCTAATCCAAGGCAACTGGAGGCATGGATACCATCAAGCCTTTTCGGGTGACGACGATCTTCTTGACCGTCCAATCAGCAAGGCTAACGGTGAACACTTCAACCCTACAGGTCTTGTTCATGTCGCTTTTAACAACGATACCCTTGGTCGGGTCAATCTTGGTGCGGGTCACTACTTGAGTGATGCCCGTAATCCGTCTTCCCAATATTGGAAATGGAACAAGAAGATCGCTGAGGTAATCGGAGACTGGGCCAGAAAAGTAGCCAATGGATCAGCTCTCGCTTTCTATGCTGGTGACCAGAACATGGCAGACGACAAGAACAATGAGCCGCAGGGCGATACGTTCTTCGGACAACCACTCACTTCCGCTTGGGATGAGCTCAACCGTCACGAGAATACTGGTCATGGTAACATCGATGTGATCGCATCTTACAACAAAGACGGTCGTGTGAAAGCCATGGACATCGTTGCCTTGGATGACAAGGAATTCTTCTTGCATACCGATCACTTCCTGGTTGAGGCGACCTTCCAGGTGGATCCCCTTCCTAACTAAGAGGTGAAAGGAGTGTCGTCATGGCGTCTCAGCGCAAAGTTGCAGAATCAAAGCAGTCACGCCGACCGTCTGCGACGACTCCTGAAGCTCGAGAACACCAGTTGATTGCTCTTGCCGTTGATGTTGCTGAGAAGCAAATGCGTGAGGGTACTGCATCGAGTCAGATCATCAATCACTACTTGAAGCTTAGCTCGACGCGGGAACGACTCGAACAAGAGCGACTTATTCGAGAAAACGAGCTTCTTGCAAAGAAAGCAGAAGCTATGGAGTCGGCGAAGCGTGTTGAAGAGCTGTACGAAACAGCTTTGAATGCAATGCGTTCCTACGCAGGGCAAGAACCTGTCGAAACGTTCGATGACTAGATCGTATTCGGAGTTACAGCGCATAGAAACCTTTGAAGATAGGTTTCGCTATCTTGCCCTTCGCGGCCAAGTTGGAGAAGCTACTTTTGGTTTTGACCGCTATCTTAACCAGCTATTCTATACGTCAAGGCAGTGGAAACAGCTTCGACACTATGTTATCGCACGCGATAACGCCTCTGATCTCGGAATCGAGGGTTATGAGATCCACGCTCGTCTTGTGATTCACCATATGAATCCGATGTCTGTCGCTGACATTACGCATGGCAATGACGAAATCCTCGATTCTGAGTTTCTTATTACGACAACTCATCAAACTCACAACGCTATTCACTATGGAGACGAAAGACAGCTTCCCCGGCCTTTCGTTGCGCGTAGTCGTGGCGATACAAAGCTTTGGTGACAAGTATGTCGTTCCCTACCTACTTTTAGAAATGGAGTCACCCATGACCGCTAAGAAATTGCCACCCGAACCAGGTACAGTCGCTGACCTTGAGCTCGGAATTCCCGGCGAGGCTGAACCACGACCGGACTACGAGTTCGACGAGCCGACCAGAATTAACGATGAGGAGGACACGGAATGACCATTCTACAACCGCATGAAGCGCGCTTCCTCAATGGTAGAGTGATCAACTGGAAGACCCCACCCCCGGCAACAGCCAAGGTGAAGTGGACCAAAAAGGGTATCCATGGGCAGACGGTCACCGGGAGCTTCCGCCACATCTGTCACCTGAACCGGCTGAACAATCTTGCCATCAAGCTGTTCGATAGCGAGCTTGAGGTCATTCAGACTGCCTACAATACCACTGTTGCAGCATCAGCGGGTACGCATGATCTCGATGCAACCGTTGACGTCTACGTTCCTGGCGTTGGATGGTGGGAACAGTCACGATTCTATCGAGGCAATGGGCTTGGTGGCTGGTACAGACATCCGCCATTGTTCGGTAACCATTATCATGGCTTCACTCTCCCTGTGAGGGAAGGTTCGAATGTCAGCGATGACTTTGACGCACGAGGTTTCAAGGTTGGAGTCTACGTCGATGGTGGATACTCGACTCGCGGCGGCCTTGTCGCAAGTTCTCAACTCGGAGATTACTACGCTCGTGCCTTCGGTTTGTCCAACCAGCACACGCCTGGTTCCGATGACTCTTGGTTCCCAGCAGACATCAGTAGGACTGTTTTCGATTTGAAGCGTTACATTGCGAGGAGGGTTAGCTAAGATGGCAGAGACAGTTAACGGCCACACCGTTTTGTTTGACAGCGATACCACTGGTAGTCTACCGCGACTTCGTAAGTGGATCGTGCCTGGCACTAATCGACACCTCTTTCTACGTGATGGCGCAATGGGATTTATCCTAATTCACTGCGCGCTGTGGTTTCACGAGACCATCGAGAGACTTGATATTTCCGGTCAGGTTTGGGATGAATGGGGTTGGGCAGTTCGACCAGTACGCGGCCAGACCTCTGGTTACAGCAATCACGCAGGAGGAGTTGCCGAAGATCTCAACGCCACTCGACATCCTAGAGGTGTTTCCGCTTCTAGTACCATGACCGATAAGCAAATCCGAGCAATCGAATTGCGTATGGTGTTCTATCGAGGGGTTGTGATTTGGGGTGGCAAGTGGAGCACGCCGGATGGAATGCATTTTGAGATTGCACCCGGGGAACTGTCACGTTTCGAGACGCTTGCTAAGGTTTTAATGATGACCCCACGAGGAAAGCGAATTCTCACTGCCAACCCAGGAGCTAAGGAAGTAATTCTGTCTTGAGTTTGTTAGACTAGAGGTCCAACGAAGGAGGTGACCCACATGAGCGACAGCATTCTTACTAGCACCAAGAAGATTCTCGGACTCGATGATAGTTACACAGTATTTGATGTTGATGTTATGATGCATATCAACTCTGTCTTTACTACGCTGTCTCAACTCGGGATCGGTCCGGTAAACGGATTCATGATCGAGGATGCAGAAGCTGTGTGGGAGGACTTCTTTGGCGTTGATCTTAATTTCAACTCGGTCAAGACGTATGTTTACCTTCGTGTTCGTATGCTTTTTGATCCTCCATCAACGTCCTATCATATTGTCGCGATAAAAGAGCAGATTCAAGAGCTCGAGTGGCGTTTGAGTTCCCACAGGGAATCTACACAATGGGCCGAGCCTAGGCTTTCGCCTAACAATCCTATATTTGACCTTCCTGTAATCGACGCCGGAACTTTATAGGAGGAATTATGCCTGAAGTGCGAATTCTTCGAGGTACTTCTGTTCAGTGGACTGCTCAGAATCCTCTTCTCGATGCAGGAGAGCAAGGCTATGAGATCGATACCGGCAGGTTCAAGATTGGAAACGGCGCAGCTCGCTGGAACAAACTTGGTTACTTTCTCCCCAAATCGGATCTCGATGCTTTGATTGCGGAAGCTGTTGCGAAATCTGGAGACGGTGGTACCGTTCCAGAGAATCTTGACGAGCATGTTTTCTCGTCGATTCCCCACCCCGTCTATGATGACGGCCCATCACTCCTCCTCCTCTACCAGAATGCGAAGGTGTAATTGCCCATGTCTCTCCAAACACGACTTAGTGATTTCATCACCGCAGTCGGAACCGACTACAAGCAGCTCAGAACTTGGATTACCGGAAGTAATACCGGCACCTTGACTGGGCTGACCACCACGGCCAAGACCGATCTTGTCGCGGCCCTTAACGAGGTCAACGCCAAGCCTTCGTCTACGCCCGCGGCCGCGTCCGAGACTGTGGCTGGTGTTTCTCAGATTGCAACACAAGCTGAGGTCACCTCGGGAACCATTGATACGGATGCTGTCAGCCCGTTGAAGCTAGCCCAAAAGCTTACTGCTTGGGCTCAGCCACTTAGCACCAACTTGACCAACCTTGCTGGTGTTGCCTCCACCGTCTTTGGTCGGGCTCGACTTGCTGACGCGGACGCCGCTGCGGCGAAGACCGCCCTTGGGCTTGCTGCCGTTGCTTCTTCTGGCTCGGCTACAGACATCACTACTGGAATTCTTCCATCTTCGGTCTTGCCACCGTTGGCAATCAACGACGTCTTTACGGTAGCGACCCAGGCTGCGATGTTGGCCCTTGTGGCTCAGCGTGGTGACGTCGCAATCCGGACCGATAACAACCGGTCATACATTCTCGCTACTGATTCGCCAGGAACGCTTGCCGACTGGAAGCAGCTCACTGCTGGTGGTGACGTTCTCTCGGTTGCCGGTCGCACTGGAACCATCGTTCTTACTGCAACTGACGTGGGTCTTGCCAACGTCAATAACACCTCGGACGCCAACAAGCCAGTATCTACTGCACAGGCTTCTGAGGATGCTCTCAGGATGCTCAAGACGGCAAACCTTTCAGACGTAGCTAGTGTTGCAACGTCCCGAACAAATCTATCGGTATATTCGCAGGCGGAAATGGGTAACCCTGAGACTGATCTCGTGGCTGCTTACACCACTGCGAAGGCATGAGTCTCCAGACCCGTCTTGAAGCTCTGGTCGCGGCTATTGGGACGGATGTTAAGACAATTCGCACTGCACAAAAGCGTGATATTCAAGGAGTTACTCCTGTAGCACCAGCCACGGGAACCGCGGTTGAGTGGACTGCAGATGGTAAGAGTCTTGATATGAGGGCTGCCGATGGTGTTGTAACTCGTATCGGACCTTCATCTGGCGGAGGTTCCGGTACGAAGGTTTCAGCTTTACCCGCAGCTACTCTGCTCGATGGAACTGAGCTTGTTCCTATTGTTCAAGGCGGAATCACTGAACGAGCGACAGTGTCTGAGATACGGGGCAGTGGTGGTGGCGGAGGTCTCCCAAAGTTGACATCGCGACTTACGGCAGCGGTAACAAGCGGTAGCGATGTCTACAATTCAACGGGTCTGTCTGTTCCACTTACTTCTGGGAAAGTATACCGGATTACTGCCTTTGGGCAGTATCGAACTCCTGCAACTACAACCGGAATTGGTCTTCGGCTCGGCGGTACTGGTGGACTCACCGCTACCCGAGTTCGTTGGAACGCGTTCATTTATGGCTTTACAGCAACGTCTTTGACGCTACGTGCGCTTGGTGCACTTAACTTTGCTGTAGCTCCGACGACGGCAGTTGCTACTGCTAATACTGACTTCGGATGGTCAATCGACGGTCTTATCGTTGTCAATGTTGGAGGTACTCTTTCTGTCGACTTCGCTTCTGAGGTCGTAACGTCCGTCGTGACAGTTCAACCGGACAGTTACCTCGAAGCACAAGAGGTCGCATAATGTCTAGTCTTCTCACCGAACTTAACGCGTCTTTACTCGCCGAGAACGGATCATTTTTAGAATTGGATGGTTCTTCTAGTCCTCCACCAACGGCGTCTCCGTCGTTGGTGGGATCCAGTAGCGCCGGGCCAACCGGGTCCAGCACGGTCTCGGTTACAAACACTGTTCCAGCAGGTATTGCTAACGGAGACCTGATGCTGTGGATGCTCACGTCGAACGTGAACACACAGCCTAATACGCCGACCGGGTGGTCGATCTGGCAGACGGTGGTCGAGGGTTCCACAGGCGCGCACGGAGCAACTATCTTTTACCGGGTTGCGTCATCGGAACCGTCGTCATATGAAGCTACAGTTGCATCCGGCAAGTGGAATGGTATTCTGTCGGTCTATCGGGGTGTCAACACGACGACGCCGAAAGACGTAGAGAACACGACCTCATCTGGCACCACAAGCCCGGCGATCACCACCGTCACCGCGAACGCTTTGGTGCTGCAGTGGGGTCGCTATCTGTCGGGGACCGGCGACAATACCACCGTCTGGGAGTCGAGCGGAACTGTCCGAGAGGCAGTGTCCCAACCTTCGACCACAGTCACCAACATCGGATCTGCGACAGCAGACCAAATAGCAACATCTGCTGGAACTGTCACCCCGACCCTGACTCGGCCAGCCGGTGGTACGACATCGTCGCGTATCGTCTCCGCACTGCGCCCCGCGTGACCACTCTACTGAATAGAAAGGAGGTGACCTATGAGTGCTATTGATAATGTTCTTGCTCACTATGGAAGAAAGGGCATGAAGTGGGGTGTTCGCCGTCGGAGTACTTCTTCGACCGAACCCGCCTCCGATGATCATAAGAATGCGGCCGTGGCTCGTACCAAGTCGGCTTCTTCTCTAAGCAACACTGAGATGCAAAGTCTAATCACCAGGATGAACCTCGAGCAGCAGTACACTCGATTGACAACTTCGGTTACTCCAGTGAATGCTTCTCGAACATCTAAGGCCACCAAATTTGTCAAGGATCTTCTCTTGGATGTTGGTAAAGAACAGGTTACTCGAGTTGCTCGAGCTCAGGGTATGAAGTCTACTAATGCCGCTGCTTTAAAAAATGGGCTTGATATTCCTGAGTTACTTAAGAAGAAAAAGGGTTAGAAAGGAGGGTAGGTGATGAGCCTGTCGAACAAAGCGACACCGATCTACTATGGTCAGTTTCGTGACGCGGTAGTACGTGGTGATATTCCTGTGAATAGGGAAATCGCAATGGAGATGAACCGCATCGACGCGCTGATCGCCAACCCGAACGTTTGGTACGACGATCAAGTCGTAGAGGGATTCGTTCGTTATTGCGAGAACGAACTTACTCTGACCGACGGCGTCGATCTTCATCTGTTGCCATCATTCAAGTTGTGGGCTGAAGAGATTTTCGGCTGGTACTACTTCGTTGAACGAAGTGTTTATGAACCGTACGAAGATGGTCATGGTGGGCGCTACATCAATCGGACGATCAAGAAGAGACTCACCACTAAGCAATATTTGATTGTGGCTCGAGGTGCGGCAAAGTCGATGTATGGATCTTGCATTCAGAGTTACTTCTTGAATGTCGATACCTCAACAACCCATCAGATCACAACTGCTCCGACAATGAAACAGGCCGATGAGATCATATCTCCCATTCGAACAGCTATTACAAGAGCTCGCGGTCCACTTTTCAAGTTCTTGACCGAAGGGTCAATGCAGAATACCACGGGCAATAGATTTTTACGTCAGAAGTTGGCTTCCACCAAGAAGGGTATTGAGAACTTCCTCACCGGATCGATTCTTGAAGTCCGTCCTATGGCTATCAACAAGCTACAGGGTCTTCGACCCAAGGTATCAACCATTGATGAATGGCTTTCTGGTGATATTCGAGAGGATGTTGTTGGTGCTGTTGAGCAGGGAGCTTCTAAGTTGGACGACTATCTTATTGTTGCTATCAGCTCTGAAGGAACTGTTCGAAACGGGTCTGGTGATACTATTAAGATGGAACTTGCCGATATTCTTAAAGGTGAGTACTCGGCGCCCCACGTTTCGATCTGGCATTACAAGCTAGATGAGCTAGAGGAGGTTTCCGATCCAGCGATGTGGGTGAAGGCAAACCCAAATCTCGGTAAGACTGTCTCATATCAAACGTACCATCTAGACGTTGAGAGAGCCGAGAAGGCCCCAGCCTCGAGAAATGATATTCTTGCCAAAAGGTTCGGAATTCCGATGGCGGGCTATACTTACTTCTTCACTTATGAAGAGACTCTACCCCACCGTCCACAAAAGTTCTGGCAGATGCCTTGCGCTTTGGGTGCAGACCTTTCTCAGGGTGACGATTTCTGTGCATTCACTTTTCTCTTTCCTCTCCGTAACAGCAAGTTTGGTATCAAGACTCGCAGTTATATCACAGAGCTTACGCTCATGAAGCTCCCCGGAGCTATGCGACAGAAGTATGAAGAATTTATCAATGAGGGTAGTCTCCATGTTCTCGATGGCACAGTTTTAAATCTGATGGAGGTCTACGAAGATCTTGATCAGTTTATTCAAGCGGAAGAGTATGATGTCCGCTCGTTTGGCTTTGATCCATATAATGCGAAGGAATTTGTCCAACGATGGGAAGCTGAGAACGGACCTTTCGGAATTGAGAAGGTTATTCAGGGCGCTAAGACCGAGTCTGTTCCTCTCGGTGAGTTAAAGATTCTGAGTGAAGAACGAATGCTCATTTTCGATCAGGTTCTAATGTCGTTTACCATGGGTAACGCCATTACTCTCCAAGACACCAACGGTAATCGTAAACTTCTGAAGAAGCGTCAGGATGAGAAGATCGATAACGTCTCTGCTCTGATGGACGCTTACATCGCATACAAGGCCAACAAGGAGGCGTTTGAATGACATATTCTAGGAAAGGAGGTGACCTATGGGTGCCGTGTCGCGTTTAAAGCATGCTTGGAACGCGTTTGTCGATCAAGACCAGTCCTATCGTACCTTCTCTTCTGACATGGGTGCGAGTTATGGCATACGTCCAGATCGCGTTCGACTTAACATCTCGAACGAACGGTCCATCATTTCCTCAATCTATACACGCCTCAGCGTTGATGTAGCTACCGTTGATATTCGTCATGTTCGTCTCGACAAGGATGGCCGATACAAAGAGGATGTTGACAGTGGACTTCACACTTGTTTGAATCTTGAAGCCAACATCGATCAGGCGGCACGAGCATTCCGACAAGATGCGGCCATGACGCTCTTTAATACTGGCGTTATTGCCATAGTTCCGGTAGACACAACGCTCAATCCGGAAACATCAGCCAGCTTCGACATCCTCTCTATGCGAGTCGGTGAAATTATTCAAT